CCCGGCGCCTATAAGGACATCGATGCGGTGATGGCGCAGCAGACTGATTTGGTGGAGATCGTCCACACGCTCAAGCAGGTTTTATGTGTGAAGGGCTAAATAAGGAGAAACAAGTAATGGATAACAGTGAAGAAAAATGCGCCCAGGTTCGCCCGCTTCTGAAAGCCGGACAGGTGTGGATAGACAGGAGTGGGGACAAGGTGACTATCGATAACAGGTACAGATACCCATACTCGGGAGATGCCGCAGGCAATAGTACCCGAATGTACAACGAAAACGGGTGGCGGGTGAATGAGGACGACTCTGGCCCGTCTTATCTGGTAAGGCTGTGTGTAGACGACGAGAAGCAGCCAGACCTAGACCTGAGCAATCCGGTGCGGCTTAAAAAAGACCACAGCATACAGGGTCGTATTACTTATGGACCAACCAAACGCGGAGTGTTACTGATAGAACTCACTGGCGATGATATTGTTGGGAATGTGGAGGATTGGGAGAACATCCCGGAACCGAAGCGCACAGCGACCCGCGAACTCACGGCAACAATGGAAGGTGAGGGGTTGATGATACGCCCGAGCGCGGCTCTTAACTATATTGGCGAGATAAGCCATGCAGAAGTCAGTTATACCGAAGACGAAGGCTGGTCTATTGAGGAGATCAAATCATGACACGTCAAATGAGCGATATACACGGCGATGTAGAATCTCGTCTTGGCCCATATATCACTATGCCATTAGGCCAAAAAACACTTGAGCGAATTTCTGCTGAACTGAGACAGATACTACAGGAACACACGGCTAACGGGCTAGTACCTGCTTTAGTGGATGCTGACGGGGTACTAAAAAAGACCGTGGATTTCCGCATCACGGTTAGAGAACATGAGCAAAGCATTATAATAACACCGATATTCGATGCACCAGATGATTGTGAATCGGCGGTGTTTATTGAGGAGAATGAGTGATGGCGAACATTGACAGCGTAATTTTTCCGAAAGACACAGTTGTTTCGTGTGGCGAACATACGGCGAAATACATCCGGCTTGACGATCAACTGGCACAAGTTGACGAACTCAGGGCCGACAACAAAAAGTTAAAGCACCAAGCTGAAATGGCCCGACTATCGTACTACTGGTCGTGGGTGTTCTATAGTTTGGTGTGGGACATATTTGCTTGGGGCGGCATGACGTACCTGATTTATTGGCATGGCGTGTCGGCGTGGTGGTATGTGTTGAGTGCTTTTTTGACTCTCGGGACCACTAACCCGTGGAAGGTGCCTACATGACGGAAGCCAGATTCGACGGCCATATCTATGTCTACAGCACAGACTATGGCGGTCTGGTGCAGGTCTATGGGTGGCCGGAAGAGCCGGTCCAAGACGCCAATGAAGCGCCGCCCGTCCAGAAAGGCTTTCGTGGATACCGCCCACCTGAGAACCGCTTTATTGAGCGGAAGCAGAGGCTTAAAAGATGAGCAAGACAGAATGGCATTGGAATCACAGGAATGGTAATTGCTGCACGTCCACGTGTGGACGATGGGTTATCACGGTACTACACCCCCACGCACACGAGTTATGGGACACTAAAGAGCGTGTTGTGGTAGGGGTTTTTCAGAGCATGGCCGGAGCGATGGCTGCGGTTACTACTACAGGAGACACGCAATGAGCACAAAAATTACCATTAACACGACCGGCGATGTATTCATTAACCAGGTTGAGGATTCACCGGAACCCAAACCGGGTGAAAAAAAAGGTCTACCATCGTTTAGCAGGGTGGTCGGAATACGAAAAGGTGACGAGGCCGCCCCTTGGAACTGGATCACCTTACATCCCGACGATTGGAACAATGGCGCATTAAGACGGGTTTTTGGGGAAGGCCCCAGTTTATTCCGGGTTGAGTATACCCTTACCGAAGTTGAGGATTGACTGATGCACATCATAGGATTAACCGGAGTTGCGGGAAGTGGTAAGGACACAGTGGCAGACCTATTCGTGAAAGGTCACGGCTTCACGAAAATCGGGTTTGCTGACGCTCTGTACAGCGAAGTGTCGGAAGCGTTCGGGGTGTCGGTGGATACGCTGCGAAATCGCACCACGAAAGAAAGCCCCATGACGGAGTTGGAGTTGATTAACTGCCACGACATGGACTTTTTGGACGTTGTGACCGTTGATCGCCACACACCATTGTCTCCACGCCGGGTCTTGCAGTGGTGGGGTACGGAGTATCGTCGGGCTCAAAACGAAGACTATTGGGTGAATGAGATGGCACGCCGCACGGCGGGCGAATCTGCTGTGGTCATCCCGGATGTGCGGTTTCAGAACGAAGCAAATAGGATCCTTAACCAAGGCGGCACGATCATTTGCGTTGAGCGTCCGGGCTATGAGGCCGTCAACGATCATGTGTCCGAACACGCAGAAATAGATGCGCGGTTCATCATCTCGAACGACGGTAGCGTGTTCGACTTGCAGCGAAGCGTGCAGACTTTGGTTTCACTGACGAAGCGGCGCAAGTTGTTACCGAACAGCCTGCCCGATAGCCCATAACACGTCCATCACAGAAACCCCCATGCAGGCCATTCCTGGGCATCCAGAGGGCTTGTAGCAGGGGGAACAAGGCTTGTCTACCCCCAGACCGATCACGTTGCCTGTAGCCAGCCATTCCCACACAGGGACGATGCCACCAATGACCTCCACTACGGGAAGCCCCGTACCCGCGACGGCATGGGCCGGCCCGGTATCCTGGCCGACATAGACCCGGCACTCTGAAGCCACCAGTTCGGCGAAGTCCTCCATGGGCACCATACCAGGTCCGTATTCCTTATAAGGAATACCCTTATCCTCAAGCCATGCCACCAGGCTATCCCACAACGGCCATGTCTTGCCTCGTGAGGAAGCGTGCCGGTTGATGCCGATCCAGCCGGTTTTGTTCAGGATCGTTCCTTTGCCCCAGACATCCATGCTTTCCACAAGCACTTCCAGTTGCTTCTTGTGGCTCATCGCGGATTGAAGATATGGCAGATTGTTTCGACCATAGGCGTACTTGTGTGGCGCGTTTATCAAGTCCAACACTTCTCGTGCTTCTTTCCCAACGCGCAAGTCAACCACCAGATCACAGTGAATGGCCCTGAGCCTGTCTCGATCCTGTGGACTAAGGCCCCGCTGTTGCGCCGCCACCCCGCCTTCGGTCCAGAAATCACACGGGATAGTGCTGTAGCCCCATTTTCTGAACAGGTCTTGCGCCCATGAAGCACAAATGACGGTTACTTGCGCGTTGGGGAACTTCTTGCCGATCATGGCTATGGAATCCCGAGACATGAAGATGTCGCCAATATGATCCAGTTTGATAACCACTATGCTGTGTATGTCTTCCTGACGCACCAGATCACGCTGGTAGATATTACACTTCACTTTCGGGGCGGATAGCAGGATGTCGGACCATCGGGTGGCCCAGAATCGTTGAATATCCTCAACAGGATCGCCTAGCGGGCCTCTGCTGCTTTTTTCATGATGCTCAATACGGCTGTTCATAACGGTCACGACACGATACCCCGCTTCTCGGGTATCCATGCAGACCACGTTATCCGAGTGAGTGATTCGGTATCCTTCATCGAAGCTGGGAAAAGCCTCTACCCGGAACGCCATGCAGCTACCGCCGATGGAGTGGCATTCGACTATCTCAGCGCCCGGTGCGCGGTGATGCACACCAATGACACCGCTGCCTTCCATCCTGCACACCGCACCCATGCCTTGTATGGTTCCATCGGGATTGAGCGTCACCGGTCCGGCGCAACCGATAGTGTCGTCTGCGGCGAAGGCTGCCACGATCTTGTCCAGCCACGACTCGTCAATAATCACCTGATCGTCATTCATGAACAGGACAATGCCGGTTGATTTCTCGGATACCGCAGTGCGGAACCCGATATTGCAGAGCCGAGAGAAATTGAATGGGAGCGTGTCACGCACAACGTGAACGCCGGGAATGAGTTCCGCTGGGCCTGTGGTCCGATTATCCACGACCGTGCAATGCACCCCGTGGTCGAGAAGCCACTGGATGAGTGCGCGGGTCAGTTCCGGTTTCTTCCAGATGGTCGGTATGACGGCACGCACCACGGGTGACAGCCCGAGGGGAGGCAAGTGCTTAGGGTTCGACAATTCGTAGGGGTACGACGCCGTGGAAGCGACGTGGGTCGGTAGCGGCCCCTTAACTCGACTTACGGTTGACTCAGATGTGGTGGCGCTTTCATCAGCACCGTCCCAAGGTATTCGCCCTTCCCGCCACCCGTAGCGCAGGAAGTGCTTTACAGGGTCATCACCGAATCGGTTAACGTCGGGGTAAGTTCTCAGGTAAAATGCCTTGTCCAGCTTGTTCGGATTATTCTGCACAACATCACGAAGGTGTTCTGGGCTTGGCATTGTTTACCTCACTGTTTTATTGCGATTTTTACGGCGTTGTAGGCACGTTCTGTTTTGCACAATATACCGAGACCAGAAGAATGTGCGAACTCAAAAGTCGTAGTCGGAAATTGTTCGCACAGTTCTTCCCAAAACTTGTACACACCGAAGTCCTTATGAAACACATTGGTATCGTGGAACAAAATCACGTCCGATACTTTGTCGTTCCATGTCTCATAGTCGTGTTTGACTGCTTCGTAGGTATGATAGCCATCTATGTGCAACAGACTGATATGCGCTTCGTTAAAAAGGGGGCTAGCCTCATCAAATGGCATTCTCAGCAGGGTTGAGCACGATTTGTATTTCTCGTTTATCCCGCATACCTGAGCGAACACGTTTTCACTGTATATGCCGCTGTGGTTATCGCCCTTCCACGTATCGACTGCAAAGCATTGTGTACCTGTGTTTAAGCGATCTACCAACTGGACCATACAAAAATAGGAATCTCCGTATTGTGCGCCGAGTTCCACTATGACCTTCGGTTCAAGCGCCGCGACCAGTCTTTGTGCGAACCCGAAGTGCCCCGTCCACGCGGAATGACCGGACCGGTAATCAACGTCAAATAGTGTCTCGATCACGGGTTGACCTTTAGTGGCTTGCTTTGCAGCAATAAAACCAAGCATAATGCAAATTGCGGAAACTTTCCACACAAGGATAATTTGTGGATCACGTAACTCTTGACGCGTTTGACATGGAAGAGGCCCGAACAATGTGCGGCCCTGGGTTGGCGTCATTCTACAATCTGATTTATGCCGACCGAGGCTGGAAGCTGCCGAAACACCTTATGCCGGTGTGCAACGCACTGGCCGATACGCGCATAGATAAGCTCATGCTAATCCTCGGTCCCGGCTCGGGTAAAAGCCAGCTCATCTCTGTGGCTTATCCGACATGGTTATTGGGCCTTGATCCAACCATGACCATCATCGGCGTGTCCGGCGCGGAAGGCCTGATAAACGGGTTCATGTCAGCCAGCATGGAGATCATCGAACAGTCAGCGGCGTATCGGAGCATCTTCCCGAGCACAAAGCCGGACAAAGACGCGGGATGGAGCCTGGAACGGGGCATGTTCGTTACGGGACGCAAGCCGGGGGATCCTGACGCCTCATTCTGGGGCGCCGGGCTTACGTCCAAGACCTTGGCGGGTAAGCACGCCAGGACGATGATACTGGACGATTTGCATACCGACATAAATTCGCAAACAGTCGATCAATGTATGAAAGTGCGCGACGTTTACTACAACACCTTGACGGGTCGCGCTAATCCATTCGGCTGCCGCTTCGTGTTGGCCGGTCGTCGTTGGCACGAAGAGGACTTGTATGGGCATCTTCTGCAAAACGAGGACTGGGTGACTATGGTGCTTCCCGCAATACGCGACAACGAGACGCGCCTGTACTACGATATTTATATACCCGATGGCGTGACGTGTTGTTTCAACGAACCTGGGGCGGCTTCCTCATGATAAGGACAAAGGCGTTTTTCGGTACGGATGAGACCAAGCACGGCTTTTTTTGGGCAGACTCCAAGCAGAAGTTGCAGGAAGCCCTTTCAGCCAGGCGCAACGCGCCAAGCCAGTTCAATTCTGTTTATCAGTGCGATCCCCGCTCTAATGGCGGATCGGTGTTCTTCCGGTCGGACTTCATGTACTTCCCCGTACCGAGCGCATGGAAGGCGTTTATCGAGAATGGTGAAATGGTCGTGCAAAGTTGGGACACGGCGGGATCTACAGAGTCCACAGCAGATTACACAGTATGCACGACCGCCCTCTTGAAGTCGTGTGATGAGTACCATTGCAATGAGGACTCGGCGCTTCTGGGTGAATGCGAACCGCATTTTGACGTGTACATCATGGATGTGTACCGGGAGCGGATCGACTTCGGCACGCTGGTCAGCAAAGCCCGCGAAATGGCTACACACTGGCGGCCTTCCTCCATCCTCATCGAGCAGAAGTCCACCGGTGATCCGCTTCTAAGCGCGTTGCGCCAGGCAGGGCTACCGGTGGAGGGTATGAAGCCTGGTGTCCTGTCCAAGCGGGCGCGTGTCACGATGTCGGTGGGTGCCGGGTCGGCACAAGGTTGGTTCCGTCAGCACAGGGTGCGGTTCGCGGAGGGCGCGGAGTGGCTTCCCGCTCTGGAAAGGGAGTTGCTTGACTTCTCCGGCGATGATAGTGGTCACGACGATCAAGTGGACGCCTTGACGTACCTGATTATCTGGGCCATTGAACAAGCCGGGTGTATGGGAATGTTGCCCACCGAGAGTGAGAGCTATGAGCGGGCCGCCAGCAATGTGAATTACAAGATGCCGTGGGAGGCCCTGCTGGACCCGACCCGATCATTCGATCCGTTCCAGACATCGTGCGACCGATGCAGCTCATACGAGAAGGGCAAACAGTTCTGCCTGCATCACAATCGCAAGACGTTCGCTCTGAATACTTGCGCGGATATGTGCCCGAAGTCCGACTTGCTGTTTGTTTGATTGACTATCTATTGTTTTTGCAGTAACTTACGTGTATTCGCTTTTGAGGATGGTCCATGGCTCGTAGACGCCCGCAACCGGTAGCTGTTAAAGCACATGTACCCAGCGCCCCGTTCGCTTCGGACACTGCGGGCTCGTATGTAGGCCTTCCCAGCGTTACGGGTGGCGAAGCACTCACGCCAGATGCTTATGCCAAAACCCTGATGTTCAACTCCGAAACCATGATGGAAGGGGCGGTAAGCAGGACAGCTTGGCAGAAAGGGTATGGTGGCGAGTTCATCAAGGGTATGATGGACGAGATCAAAAAGGGTATCACCGCCCCTCCGTCA